AGACAGCGGTCACATTCCGCAATCGACTTCTTGCCACTTGCATACTTACTCGGCACAGATCACCTGTACGTAATCATTCGAGGCACCAAACGATCCGGGGCTTTTTCCCGATCTTCGCCTGCCGCCATTTCCCACGACTCGTCGTACTGCGCTTTCAAAAACTGTAGTCGCTCCAAACCACCCGGTAACTTCATCGCCAACCGATATGCCAGCCCGCAGATCAGCGGCTCCTGGAAACGGAATGGGATGTCCTCAACATTCACACCGTTGCCCGCGTCAAACATCCTACGCAGCCGCCAGTACACAAAGTAGTAGTACGGTGTCTGCGCTGTACCCTGATCCGGCGATGGCCACACGTTAATCTGCGGATTCTGTGGTGTAGCACCAGGTACGTCAGTTGTCTGCCCGCTGCGGCGGTTTATCCAGACTTGGATCGGCCGGCCTTGCGTGAGCTTGTTCGGGATCGTTGCGTACGTAGAGACGGAGATACGGTTGATGTTGATGTCTGACTGGGTACCAATCTGACCGGGATTAGTTCGAATAACATGTTCCAGTAAATCCACGGTATCAATAGGTAGATCATAGGTAATCTGCCCTTGTACAAGCGGGATCGTTGCCGACTCAATAGTCCACAAATTGATACCGCGATTAGCCCACTCCGTCAGCAGCAAGTTCAGGCTGCGACGCGCCGTACGGAAGTCATACCCCGTGCGCATCTCCAAGCCACAACGCTCGAACGCCTCTTCGAATATCTCGTTGAGGTCTGGATTAAACGCTGTTGTGGATGTCGTGTACGCCATTACCTGAATCTCGCAGTCTTCTGTGCTATGCCCTTGGGCTGTTTAACAAACTGCTTGCCTTTTGCCTTACCTGCCCGCTTTGCCTTCGTCGTTGCTGCATACTCCGCAGGACTCAGAGCTTTGATCGCCTTCTCCGGCAAATACCGCTCACCAGTTTTTGATGACGGCTTGCCGCTCTTGGTGCGCCATTTCTGATCGCCCCAGTTTTTCAGCGACTGTTGCGGGGCTTTCAATCTCTGTATCCCCCGCCTGCCGCTTTGTACTTCTTGGCTACTAGCTGCGCCTTGCGGGCTGACCACTGCCCTGCACCGGTGCCATGCGTTGCTGCCGCTTTCACTTGCGCCACGATCCGCTTGCGTAGACTAGGCTTCGTGTAGTTGCCCGCAGCATTGACCTTGCCACCTTCTTTGTACTGCGTGAAGTCAGTGTTATCCCGACGAGACTTCTTCTTCCCGCCGGGCATCTTGGTAGGGGAGATATCTCCCATGCCGCGTGACTTCATCATGTCAGCAGTACCCGCCTTTTTTCATCTTGGTCATGCCGCCCTTTTTCATGCCAGTAGAGCCGCTCATCTTGACCTGCATCGCCTTGGTTTTACCCTTCGTAGCAACGCCGTCAGCAGCCTTGTGACCAGCAGCTAGACCACCAGAAGCCATCTTCTTCATAGCCATACCACCTTTAGCCATCTTGCCCTTACCGTCAGCTGCGAAAGCTGGCACCTTCTGGCCGTCCTTCATGACCATCGGCATACCGCCATCAGCGTAGCCGCCCATCGCCATCTTCTTGACCTTGCCGCCGTGCTTCATGCCAGCCTCTGCCATCTCGTGCTTGACCATCGACTTGGGAGCGCCCTTCTTCTTCATGAACGACACTTCCTTTTTGACCATTGCTTTTGACTCTTTCATCTCGCCTCCTTTGGCTTTCTTGGAAAGGCCAGCTTCGGAAAGACCGATTGCAATGGCCTGCTTGGGATTAGTAACCTTCTGACCGGACGAAGACTTCAGCTTCCCGGCTTTGAACTCGCCCATCACCTTGCCAACTTTGGCTTGGCCGCCCTTGGCAAAACGCTGTGTCATTTGATCATTCGGACCAGACATGGCTTGTGGCTGCATGTTGAACGTCTGATTCATGCCACCACTCTGACCGCCAGCCATGGGCTGATTGCCGTAGAACGGATATGTCGGCTGCTGCGTCTGACCGGTGACACCACCGTCAGCAAACTTTCTGCGCTTTCTCATACCATTTTCCCTCTGGTTTTGCCCCGAATAGCGCAGCCATCAGCGCGTTTAGAAGCAGATCCAACCATGCCGCCGCGAGCTTTCTTCTCTGTTTTTGGCTTACCTTCGCCAGTCGCAGTGCGATAGCCTTCTTCGGTCATAGCGTCCATCTTCTTGTACAAAGCATCTAGCTCCGGCACAGACTCGCCACGAGCCCGACGCGCCTCAAGCTCTGTGATGCGAGCTTGAATCTGGGGCATGTTCATCAGCAGATCCTTCCTTTTGTCTTGCCGCGCTGGGCGATACCATCAGCACGGGATGATGCAGAAGATACTTTGCCGCCCGACTTCATGCCCATCTTTGACCGACCGTACGGAGTAGATGCTGCGGTACTTTTGAAAGCGCGATCAGCAGAGAAGGTGCCAGCCATGGCTTTAAGACGCTCGCTTTTGCCGTACGGTGAATCTTCTTTTTTCAAGCCTTCCAAGCGACGTTTGTTCAAAGCATCAGAATCAATATCGCCAAACATCCCAGAAAGTTCTTTTTTCTTGGTTTTAGGCTTTGGTTTTGGCTTCGGCTTTGGTTTGACCTCTTCCTTGACGGTCTCAGTGACACTGTCTTCTTTGGGACTTGTCCGAATATAGTCAGTGATCTTACGCTCAGAGGTTTCTTCGTCATTGCCGTAGCCGATGCTTGGCGTGCGACCGCTTGGCATGTACGAGCTGTCAGAGTCCATGTCAGACATGCTGCGCTCTGGCGACTTCATGCGACGACCGCTGTAGTCGCTGCTCTCAGTCATGTCGGCAGTAGACTGCTCATCGTAAGAACGCTCTGGGTATCTGGTTCTTACCGCTTCGCCGGAACCAGATCGCACTGGATTGCCGAAACGGTCACGCAAAACACCGCCTTCTTGATAGCGCTTGGCCTTCTTTTTCATAACACTCTCCGTTGAGATTCAATCAACTGATCTATCTTGGTTTCCAGCCGATTGAACCGCTGATCTATATGATCCGTGATGCGATCCACTTCCGCCTTGGTCACGTTGTCACGAGCAATTTCCTCACGGGTCTTGTTCAACAAGATCGTGATCCGCGCTAGCTCGGAGAACTTCTCATGCGCGATATACGCAAATAAGCCAACAAACAGCGATAGAGCGCCGTTCCAGACAAATGCTAAGTCCACGGTCAACACTTCCACTTCCGTAAAGATTTGTTGATACGGCTGTTCGGGTCGTTAGCAGTCTTGGCGGAAGTCAGCTTCTTCTTCATACCGGACATCCGGGCACAGAATGACTTCTTCCTTGAGCCGCCTTCTGGCTGCGGCGCTTTCAACCCTGGCTTACCCGGATTGGCTTTGTTGTAGGAGGCGCGACCCTTGGCGTTCAAGCCGCCTTCAGGGTTCTTGCCTTCCTTACGCTGCCAAGCCGGACTCTTAGCCATAGAACACCGTTACGTTTGCGCCAACACTGGTCACAACAGTCAGGTTCGACTTGCAGATGATCCCCTGATCAGGGATGTTCAGCGGAGTAACGCCTGCTACACCGGGCGCTGTGAACACCACCAGATTGGAAGCGCCATCTTTGATCTGCACCGTCGCCGTTGTGCCGTACTGAATCAAGCCGCCCTTCAAACGGGTGCGGCCTTCCAGTACTACAGTCGTGGCGTTGGCCGGACATATACCCGGCCGTACGTCTGATTGCATAGCCATAATGGCCCCCTATTAGTTGTTCTGCTGACCAAAGAGGGGATCAGTGACGTAGTAAGTAATGTAACCAGCAACATCACCCACCGCCGAGCTTGCGCTCTCTGAAGTAACAGTAAAGTTCTTAGATGCGCTGCCAACAGTGCCGATGCCTGCGCCTGCGCCGGTAGCACCAGGAGTCACAGTCTTAGCCGAAGTCGCCGCCAAAGCAGACACATAGAACGCAGCGTTCGAAGTCGCACCGTCAATAGTGGTGTAGCCGACATTCATCGTGCCGCTGGTCAGGCCGTTGGTGATGATTACCGATGTGACAACAGCATTAGCAGGGAGAATTACAGGGACGGTAGAGCCAGAAGCAACAACAACGTTGCCGGCAACTGCCGCGTTAGCAACATAGAAAGTTGCTGCCATGACGCCGGTGCCACAGTAGGCTTGGCGAGTGTTATCACCGCCGCCCGAACGCCAAATGGATTGGGTAGTAGATACAGCCATCGAATTGTCCTCACATGCGAGTTAGGTGGGGCAATCTGCATGTCGTCAGCCGGGACTGTTTGCCTCACCGGGTTTCCCGGGGTTACTGCGTTATAGCATAAATCTATGAAAAAAGGGGGGTTTTTAACCCCCCTTCTATCAAGCACCTTGGGATGCGAACATACCAAGTGGATCCGACCAGCCGAACGAATAACGCTCACGAGCCTTATAACGTACGTTACCTGTGTCGAAATCGCCGTCCATCGAGTTCTGCAACGGAATACGAACAAAGTGCTTCATGCCGTTAGGAACATCAGTGGTCAGGAACCATGCGTTCGTATCGGTCAAGAAGTGGTTGATCGTATAGCCTTCCGGGATCGAACCGTTGTTAACGATCGCGTTCACGTCGTTGTCATTGGTTCCCGGACGGAGTTGAGTCTCCAGCAGACGGGTGGCCACAAACTGGAGTGCCGGTGGCACGATCAGCTTGCGGGGACGTGCGGCGATCAGCAGACCACGTTCGTCAGTCCAAGCTGCGATCTGGATGACTGCGTTTTCCAACGCGGTTTCCGAAAGGTCAACTTGGGTCGACGGTGTGTTGCTGTTGGTGCCGCCGGATACCAGCGGGTGGGCTGTGCTGAACAGAGCAACGCCGTCGCCACCAGGATAGGTGGACGAGAAGCCGTTGTTCAGAACTGCCGCCGCCTTCACCTGCTTGGTGTAGGACATCGCACGAGCCAGCGCCTTGGTATAACGAGCCGAAAGGCTGTCATACAGGTTATCTTCGATGGCCTCTTCGGTCAGCGAGAAACCCAGAGCGATGGTTTCGTGGTTGTATCGTGCGGTCCAAGCTTCCTGGCCGTTGTCGTACCGGATCGCAGAACCTTCGTTCTTGACCGGTGCAGCACTAAAGCCAGAGAGCTTGGTCTCTTCTTCGAAGGAACGCTCAGAGGTCTCGGTTTCGTAGATCTCTTTGTGTTCTTCACCATAACGAGCGTACTCCATGCCGAACAGGGCGTTCAGGCCAGGCAGTAGCTCTTTCAGTAGTTGTGCGCGTGAAATAGCCATGTCTTACTCCTTAAACACCAGTCGGGTTCAGATACGCATGACCACCAGTTACCACTGAGGTAACAGTGTTCGATGTGTTCGTGAACGTGGAAACAATGTACGGTGCGTTGAATTTGCAAATGAACTCGCAATAGCCGTTAGCGCTATTGGAAGTGTCAGGAACAATATCAACCACACGGATTGGCAGAGATGCAGTCGTGGCAAACGTCGTGCCGTTGATTGCGACCTGCGAATCACCCGTAGTGTTCGAGCCGTTGTTCTGAACCAGCGCCGCGTTCAAACCGATCTGCTCCGAGCTATAGAAAGCCACGGTAGTACCAGCCGAAACAGCAGCAACCTTAAACAGAACGTCCGGATCATCCACTATGTACGCCTGGATGTCGTCAGCAGCCGTGCCACCAGCGTAGTACTGGTAGTTCAGCTTCTGTTTGGTTGATGGGTTGGTGTAAGTGCAACCCAAGAAGATGCCAACCGGTGTTGCTGTAGTCGTGCCAGTGTCTTTGACAATCGTGCCATCGGCATTGATCTTGACTACATCGCCATAGTAGATGCTAGTAGCGTAGCCGCTAGCAATACGGAATAGGCGAGTCGAACCGGCGTACACCTGACCGCCGATCAAATTGATCGGCTGAAGCCCATAAGGCTTCGATACAGTAGGATATGCCATTGATAACTCCAATAAGTTTAACCGCCGCCCTTCGTGGTCGAGGAACTCGACTCTTTGAATAACGGCATACGTGGGTCATTTTGACGCATTAGGTTGTTGTCCACCGCTCTGATTTGCTGTTCCGATTGAGCTAGGTAATGTTGATTACGCTGCTCGGCCAGCTCTTCAGGCGTCTTGCACAACAACACGTCGCCGACTTGGACACAGTCTTTCCACCGGCCCTCGCCATTGACTAGCAGTGCATATTGCGGCTGCTCCTCGACCTTCACCGGCTCCCAACCTTCTCTTATCTTGGAAGAGATGTTGCGGGCGTCGGACTGTCCTCCGAGCAAAACGCGAATCCAACGGTACTTGTAACCCGGTTGCTTATCTGGTTCTGGCAGAAGCTCCGGCGGCCTCCACTGCTGGGGACGCTGCGTTTGGTTACGACTCTCTGTACTACGGGGCATACGATTCTCAGCCATTTCTCGCCTCCAATTTTTGCATTTCCTGCACGTATTTTTCCAACGGTACGCCAAGTTTCTTTGCCATGGCGACTGCGGACTGCTTGACTGTGATCTTTTTGGACCCAGTGCTGCGCGTTGCAGGCGCTACTACCGGAGCAGGCTTCTCTCGCTGGGGTTTTGCCTCCTGCTTAGAGCCTTGAGGTTCAGCTTCCTCCTCGTCTGCAAAATGCTCTGGGAACCGACGACGCATAGTTTCGTCGACCTTGTGCCAGTATTCATCAGTGGACGGATATGCCGTGCCGTACTGACTGACCAACTTCTGATGCAAGCCCAGAGCCAAGCTGGTCATTTCTTCGTCCTTACCGAACCATTGATTGCGCTCTTGCCACGCTATCGTCTTTTGGTCAGGACGAGGTACTGTATTGGCAACAGCTTGTACAGGAACTTCTTCCTCTTGTCTAGACGGAACAAATTCTGACACCCGCTGTAATTTGTACTGCGCTCTGTTCAGCTTCTCCTGCGCCTGAAGGATCTGTTCAGAGTCACCCAAGTCATAGGCTTCCTTGAACTCCTTCTTGGCCGACTCAAACTCTAGCTCTGCCGCCGATTTAGCCGTAGCTACATACGCCTGCTCACCAGAACTCAGCCTGCTTTTCAGCGAGTTGTTCTCTTCCATCAACCGCTTGGCATAAGCAAGAGCCTCCTGCTGCTCCCGTAACGCTTGATCTTTCTCACGGCGCTCGTCGTTCCAGACCTTCTTTAGCTGTTTGAGCTTGGTCTTTACTTCCTCCGAGTATTCCTCCAGCTCGTCAGACTCCAGCTTCTCAACGATCTCCTTGGGCATCGGCTGGCGGCCCCTGTCCTCCGGCGGGGTATCGTCTTCGATCTCAATCTCAAACTTATCCTCGGCTTCGGCTTTGTTCTCCACCTCGTCCGGGAACTTGAAATCTTCCTTGTCCATTTGTTTCTCCTTTGTTAAGCCCGGCTGATGCCGCGCGGATCCTGCACAACGGCTTCCACAACGTCGTCATTGATGAGTCGGAACTCTTGACCGTGGATCTTCAGCCTTGTGCCAGTGTTCGGACGGGCGAGAATAAAATCTCCTTCCTTGCACCATGGACCATTTGGGAATCTCTTTTCGTCTTTGTAACAATCAGGTCCCATTTTCATCACAAAAAAGACAGTAGCTAGCACCTTCTCTTCGTACAGGGTTTGGTCTGCTTTGACGAGGCCGCTGTCAAACTTGTCTTCTACCTCCGGCAAAGCCACCAGAATGTGGTAGCCCGTAGGCTCTGGCAGTTGCTTTGCTTTCTCCTCGGCTGTTTCTGGCAGCGTCGAAGTTTCGCCATCTTGACTGGCGATTAGTAATTCACTCATCGGAAAACTCCATTTTCTTGGCAAGGTCTAGGATGTAACCCTCTGCAATTGAGAGACCTCGGATCTCACCACAGAGTTTCTGGTACTCAGCGTAGTCATGCGCCGCGCTGTTGGACACGGCTTCAACCACCTGTTCGCGCTTGTCACGTACTTGTTTGAGAAGTATTTCAAACGCCTTTTCCATAAATTAGTCCTTCTTTTTGGCCGGTTGCTTCGGTTGTGGACGGTTCATCTCGGCCTGATCTTTGGCGATCTGCATGCCAACACGGATACCTTCCAGTTCCATTTTGGCTTCCATGTCTGCCTTGTCTTTGGCCGACTTGGCACCAACCTGCATGCCAGCGATCTCTTTCTGCGCGGCGATGCGCTCTTCCTCGATGCGGATTCTGTCCGCCTTCTCGGTAGCTTCCACCACCAACTTCTGCTTCTTGAGTTCCAGCTCTTGCCCTTTGAGCATGAGTTCCTGCTGCTGCATCTGGACTATTGGATCCATCGCCGCCTGCTGCGCCTGTTTCTGCGCCATCTCGGCCTGATCCTTCTGCAACAACTTGCCAGCAGCGGCCGCCATCATCCGAGACACTTCGACTTCCAACTCCGGTGGCAACTCCTTGTCCATCTCCGGTAGTGGAACGCCCAGCATCTCTTCGATCTGCTTCCTGTACTCGAACGCCACATGCTCATTGATATGAGCCATTAACGCCGCCTGCATCATCTGCGCGCGCGGGTTTTGGCCAATCAACATCGCAATCTTCGGATCCTGCATGGCCGACATGTGAACCTGAATGTGCGCTTGATGATCCTGGTAGATGAACGCCTTGACCGGCTTGCCATTCAACACCGCCATGTTTTCGGACACAGGGTCTTTTGGCTTCTGATCTTCCGCCGACGGAACGAGCTTGCCGACGTTCTTAATACCTAGAACCTCTAACATCTGACGGTTCAACTCCACCATGTCATAGATCTGTGGGTTGACCTGCGCCATCTGCATCACCGCCTGATACTGCACTACCTTCTGAGCCATCGTGGCCGAGTTGGGATCAGAAACAGGGATGACATCGACATCGTCGTAGTCCGACTTCTTCGCACGAGGCGATCCTTCTGTCGGTTCGTACGAATACTCATCCGGCGTGTAGTCCCGGATGATGTCCTTCAGCAGTTTCAACTCCTGTTTCATCGCGTAGTGGATACGCGCCTGCACCGCCGACATGACCTTTAACGTGCGCTCCAGAATCGCCAACGTCGTTCCAACCGGTGAGTTGGCCGACATGTCAGCGATCTTGAGGTCAGCCGCCGCAGCAAATCGGCGCCCTTCCTCAACAATCTGGTTCATCAATCCAAGAAGAACTTGGCTCGGCTCTTTGTACGGAAGTGGGAGGATGTTGTCTCTGATCGTGCCGGCCGCGACGTCCACATCTCGGAACTCGCCGGGTGCAATTGGAGTGTCATCTCCTTTGACTCGCATGCCCTTAGTTTTAAGACCGCCAGGCAGATTCGATAGAGTCCCAGCGTCAACCAGCTGACGAATAATAGAAGTACCAGACTTAGCGAAAGCACCGATAAGATGAATAAGGCCGAAGGCATAGAAGCCAAAGCCGGGGATATATGGGTAGTGAACAAAGTGGTTCCTCTTCTGATAGGTCTCATCTTCCGGCCGCCAGTTCCGTCTGATTGCTAATACCTCCTGTGACGTCTTCTCTATCGTCACGATGTAAGGCAACCCAATCTCAGTCGGCTTGCCCTTATCATCCTTATCTTCGTACCCCGGCAGATCCAGATACACCTGCATCTCAAGGATCTTGTAGCGGTCATCCGTCGTCGCCCGAAAGCCCATCTTCTCGGCGATACTCTTCTCAATATCGTCTAGAACATTCTCCGGCTCCGGCAGATCAATGTCCCGGTAGAAGCCAGCAACCATCAGGCGGCGTAACTCATTCTTCGTCTTTCTCATCACGTGAGTTACACGCGGTGCCGACTCCAAATTACTCGCCCCGTACGGAACCACCACGTCTTCAGCCGGTACAAAGATAGATACCTGTCTGCCGAGAGAAGGATCGTAGTACACCTTCTTGAACGCATTCCCTGCCAGCCCCAAGCCCCACAACATGCGCTCATGTTCAGGCCGGTATTCGGTCATCACCTCTGTTAACTGGTAGTTCATGTCATCCCGAACCCGCTCGGCCGCATCTTTCTTGCCGGGTGTTTCTTTGCCGACGATCTTTGTCTTCACCGGACCGGATGCCGGGAAGGTTTCCATAATTGTCTCTGCTTGGAACTTCACCAGCGCTTCTGATAACAGTGGGTGATACACACCACACGCGCCTTCCCATGGTTCTGAGCGCTCCTCGATCTTCATGCCCAGCAACTCTAGGCCGTCGACGTAGGTTTTCATCCAGTCCTTGCGGGAATCCAGATCATCTTGGAAGTCACTCAACAGATCTGATGCCAACGACTCCAGTTCGTCCGTTTCCATCTTCTCGGCCAGGTTTTCAGCGAACTCATCGTCCTCTTCTTCCATGTCCATCACCAGTTTCAGGTCGCCTAGCCCAACAGTTACCGACTCTGGATCCTCGATCTCAATCTCAATCGACTCATCCTCCATCCCGTCGTCCAGCCCGGCCGGTAATTGGTACAGCGCCTTGTCTATATTTGTCGCCATGATCTGTCCTTAGTAGTAAACCCGCTTGCGGCGGTGAAGCGGCTCGTCTTCCTCATCAGAACCTAGCCGCAGGAACCCGCCCTGTCGAAATCTCATCAACGCCTGTACGCCAGAGTCGACCAAATCGTCATGTTCTGCGTTCGGAAACCGCGCAAACTCTTCGATTACGTCCTCTGCCCACCGTTTGTCAGGCGCCCACACTTTACCGGAAGAAAATAGGTCTGTAACGCTGTTCAGACGCACGAACTTGTCGTTGCCGCGTGTCGGTGTGAAGTCCTGAACCATCACGCCCATCTTTCTCAGCTCAAATATCAGCGGCGCACCCGCTGCTTTGGCTTCAATAATGCAGGCATCCGGCTCCCAGTCGTCGTACATCTCCTTTGCCTTCGCTTTTAGGTCAGGAAACTCCACCTTTCCCTTCCACGCGTCCAGCAAAATGATGTTCACATCACTTTCATCCTCGTCTTTGTGAAAGACACCCCATGTCGTACACGCGGAATAGTCACTCCGCTGGTTTTTCGTGTACGCCGTGTCCCAAGATTGGATGATAAATTCACACGCAGGCGCTCTTTCTCCCTCCCAGAGCTGCCACCAGTCCCTTTTTACCAGCGCACCCTCTTCTCCCGTGGGCTTTTGCTGGTACTGAGCGTTCCATTTATAGGGTGGAAGCTCCTCTTTCAGTGCCAGAAGTTCATTTACAGGCCAAAATTCAGGCCAGAGGCTGTTCCCCGACGGCAAAATGGCTGGAAACTCCACCACTTCCCACTCGGTTGCGTCAGATTTCAGCACTCGGCCGGTCAAATCCTTGTCCGACCAGCGCGTCATCACCACCACAATCGCCCCACCCGGCTGCAAACGCTGCCGAGGACCAGATGTGTACCATTCATACACACTGTCAAAGACCGTCGGATCTCCTTGCGCCAGCCTCGCTTCCTGTTCCGAATGCGGGTCATCTATTATTAGTAGATCCGCACCCTTACCAGTGACCGTACCTCCAACCCCGATAGCGAAATAGTCTCCGCCGTGAGAGGTTGCCCACCGGCCAGCCGCTTTAGAGTCGGCTCGGAGTCCCACATTCGGGAAGATCTTGCCGTAGTGTTCGCTATCTACCAGGTTCCTGACCTTCCGGCCAAACCCCACCGCCAGTTCGGCCGTGTTCGACGTCTGTATCACCTTCTTCTCCGGGTTCCTACCCAGATACCACGCCGGCAATAAGAAGGAGGCGAACTCCGACTTCGTATGTCGCGGCGGCATGTTGATGATCAGCCGCTTTAACTTCCCTTCCGCGATCTCTTCGAACTTCTTTGCCATGATGGCGTGATGTCTTCCGTGAATAAATCCCGGCCACATCTCTTTTACAAACGACATGAACTTGCCCTGCGCCCGTTCTCTGACGACCGCATCTCGGTACTGACCCACCTGCTCTAACAGCTTCTCCTGCTCCGCCGCCGGCAGCTTACCTATCAGTTCACTCAAGTCCACGGACTATTTGCCCTCTCTCTCATTCCCACTATAGACAGATTCTCTTGTTTTACAGGCTTGTTCAACCGCTTCTGTATCTTCGCCAGCGTTGGATAAATACTCACCGGCCGGTAGTACTTCCTCCCAGCCTTCTCCGCCCGGTAGACCTGATACAACAGCCGAAAGGCATCCAGCATCAACTCTTCGTCATATGTCATTCTAAATTCCGGAACTGTATGTAAACGGGACGAACACTCCTATAACCACCCTTCACTCTCTTCAACACCCCCAACTTCACTAACCTCGCAATAATCTCACTCGTATTCCCCATCCCCGCCTTCCCACGTATCCGACAGATATCCCGAATAGACGGACCAAACCCGTACTTCTTCCACCACTCATCTATCACCAAAAACACTTCCTTCTGCGCCGGCGTCATCCCTACCCCCAAACACTCCTCATACGTCCTCTCCCGACGACGCATCACCATTTCTCGATTGATCTGTATATCTGGCATAAAACTTGCTGCTGGTAACGGTTACCAGACTCAAAATGACAACATTGCTTTTTTCACAAAAAATATCCCCCCCACCTATCTCGTTTCCGCAGGTGACGGGGGGTCTTCGCTGGGATCGGAGTCGCTGGGTTCGGGAATATTTGGGGATGGTTCGAGTTCATTACTATGTACATGCGCGTCGGAGTCCCATTCTGCATTTGGGGGTGTACCCGCCCCGTGGGGTTCCGGCTCTGACAATTCCGCCAGCAGGGAATTCGCGTCGACGTCGACCGCATCGGCCGTGCCGAGCATCATTGTCTTGAGTTGATCGAGTATCTGCGCGCGCAGTTCACCGGAATCCTTGACGTGTTCGACCCGCTTGGTTTCCCTGAATGCATCAACGCCGACAAGCTGCCCGATACTGCGCACCGCTTGCACACGCGTTGCGGCCTTTTCCTCGGGATTTGTTGCTATTTCGGCCAGTGTTGAAATGACAATAGAGCGCAAGCCTGTAGCAGAATGCAACGCAGCCAGTTCATTTGCCCTCTCTATCCGTTCTATTTCCAAAGCAATACCCGAGTGCTGTTTCAATACTGTCGCAGCGTTTCCTGCTGTTTTTGGTTTTGCTGTTGGGCTATACGCTTGCCGGTAAGCCTGCGCACCGGTAGCACCGAGCGCAACCTGTTCGGCAAACTTCTTTTGCTTTGCGGTCAATGTTCCTTTTGGCACTCGCATTGCCTGTTCAATCCCACCGCTTGCGCTTATATGCGCCCTTACTGATTTTCTGTTCATGCTATGCCGCTGTTCGCTTTCGCTCACTTACCGCCGCCGACCCGCAGCCGCGCCCTATTGCCGCGCAGAGTACAGGAACGGAAGCGGAAGATCAAGACTATCAATCCTGGCCGACTGATAGCAACCCTATCGCATCCTGGCACTTGATTGATAAATACAATGTGATAATGCAATATGTCACCCTTGACTTATATATTGCATCGTCTAATATCCCTTCCATGCGCTGCACCCTGTAGCGCGCTTCTGAAGGATGACTATGAAAGTTTGCATTCAAGACCTAACCACCGGTAAAGCGTTAAACGTCACCGACCTAGTGATTGATACGTTGGAACTTGGTGAATCAGGTTATTCCATGCTGAATGAAGAAAACCCGACTCTGTTAGCGCAAGCAATAGACGTTGCCGCCGATATCGCTCGCAACGAGTTCGGCCACGATGAAATCGACGCATATACCACCGCTTGAAAGGCCGACCATGCAAATCATTATCAGCACCCGCGCAGAGCAAGCCGCAGCCGATATCACGCCCGACCAGCGCGCACTTGTACGCCGTTGGACTGACTTTTGCCAAGATAACGCCTTGCGCCGCGCAGCCCTGTACGTTGACTATCAGCGCACCCGCCAGACAAGCCGCTGGAAGGATGAGCCGCGCAGCCGCCCTTTTGTAGTACGCCGCGCAAGCGACCTAGAAATCATTAGCACTTCAAAAACCCTGACCGGTGCATTACGCATCGCGCAGGAACTTGCCACCACCGCCTGAGAGGAACCGCCGCCATGACATTTTTTCGCAACTACGAGCGCGCTGTAGCAATCCGCAACGCCAACGCCGCCGCCGATCCTGATTGGCAATATGTCTTGCACTTGGTATCGACCCGCCGCATGAACCGCAACGTGTGGGTTATTGAAATCCACGACGAAGACGGAATTCTGATCGGCACTTTATAAGGAACCGCTGATATGAAAATTACTGACATTACCCGCGCTTACCACCGCAATGGCGTATGCGGAGAGCCTTTCCAAGTTGCAACCTTCACCATGCAAGAAAACACCGACCCGCCCCGCAGAATGGTCGCCGTTCGATTCGCCGATGACGATTCAGGCGAGTGGAGTAATCCACGCATCGCCGTTTTCGACTTGGCCTTACTCGCGCAAGGTGAAATTGAGTTCACCGTTAATAGCTGGAGAGGCGACCGCTTCGCCGACCATCTCGACCCGCATTTTTTCCCAAAGGCCGACCATGCAAACCTTGCTTGAGATGCTAGCCGGTGCGATTGGCGCGCTGTTTCTTTGGTTTTTCTTTTTTGTGCTTTTTCTTTTCTGATCGGAACCGACCATGCTAATTAACTATCACGCGAAAAACGACCGTCAAGGCTGGCACCTAGTCTGCAGCTTTCCGATTGATTCCGATCAATGGGGCAAAACCGACCGCTCATTTATTGACGAGATGCTGAAAAACGGCCACCAAGTAATCACCTGTGGCTGGAATATGTGGGAAATCGCACCCGACCATTTACAGCAGCAGGAACCGCAGCAGACCCGACCATTAGCACCCGCAGCCGCCCGCCCGATTAACTTCGGGCAGCAACCACTCGACCTATAAGGAAACCGACCATGCAAACCGAAAAAGATCAAATACTCGCCGCCCTCACACGCTGGATTCATAAACGGCCAAAGCTTGAATATTGCAATTATGGCGACCCGACCGCTTACCGCAGCGAAGCCCGCAGCATTACACGCGACCTACACCATGCCCGCGAAATGCTCCGAGCCGTTAGCTGGCGCGACAATATCACCGCCGACGATTTACTAGCCGCCGCCCGCGCAAATTACGCTGGCCGACTGTCGCTAGTCAAAACCGACTCAGGTTACACCGTTGACTATTGCACCGGCCAATACTGGCCGACCGAGTATCGCCGCGCGGTTTGCGCCGTTCTAGCTTCTGCGCTTTGGGATAGGTTCCGCGCAGACTTGCCCGCAGACCGCAAGACAGGCGACGAAATCAGACGCAACGCCCGCCGCCAATTATCGCGCTCAGTAGCAAAACGCTGGTTCAACTAATGAGGTTATCAAAATGAAAATTACTATCCGCTGCGACAAAAATTATGGCGTTGAAACCTTTTACCCCGCCTGTGAGCGCGCGCAATTGTTCGCGCGTATTGCCGGAACTAAGACGCTAACCCGCCACGCCCTGCGCGATATCGCCGCGCTCGGCATTGAGATTGAGATTGAACAGACCACGCCGCGCACTTTCGCCGCGTTGACCGCTTAGGAGATCAGACCCATGACCGCCGACTGCCAGGAGCATATTGCCGCCGTTATGTCAGCAGAATTATTCATATTCTGCAAAGCGAACGACCTGCCATTTGAGAGTGCCGATGAGCTTGCCTTGCGCGAGAACTTGACCGACTTTCAATTTGGCTGGCTTGTTTCCTACTGCAAGATATGGGAAGCCCTTTTCAAATAACAGGAGATCAGACCCATGAACACACTACGCGAAACCGCAGAAACATTCGCCTTGAATCAATGGCTTTCCGACTATCCCTGCGACATGGCATATGACGACATCCTCGACCTGCTGCGCTCGGCCAAGCATGAGGAATCAGACGACATCACCCTGTGGTGGATAGTTGAAAACAACACCGGCCGCGCTGTCGCACAGATGATCGACGACACCCGTGCCGCTTTCGAACGCCACGCCGCCGACTTACTTGCCACCGCTTAACAGGAGATCAGACGATGCTACACATAAACAAATCTGAGGAGCTGTGCGCTTTGGCCGCTTACCTTGCTGACTACCTGACGGAAGAATTAAACCGATCAGGCATAGGTCATGGCATCAGTATGTTTGATATTCAAGACGCGCTGAATGCCTACATCGGCGGCGCAGCAGACCATCAGACGGTGCTATCCTCCGCCCATGACTAACCGCAAGATGTTCACCCTGTACCTGATCGAGAATGATGACGGTCAGGTCAGGGTGATTTCCGACTACACCGGCAAGGGTGACCGGTGTCTGGCTCTGGGCGTGGAGATCATCGAGTCGTTGGCAACTATCCAACCCTTCACGCATGGCGATTTAACGCTAGCCATGCCCCAGCACACCGATGCCGAGCATTGATTGGGTCAGGCTTTGCGAGAACCCAAACAAACCGATCCGACGGTGGTAGTCGTTGGCATCCTCTCCCATGAGATCAGACATCCAAACCGGCCAGCCAATCTCTGCGGCCGCCGCCTGTCCTGTACCGCTTTCGTCATGGTCTGCGATGACTAACCCAGGCTCCAGACCTGCCGCCACTTTCACCATGTTCGCCGCCGAGAAACAAACGTGAATCGTGTACCTGCGCTTCAGTTGTTTCATGGCCGCACGAACAGACAGCGCGGTGGCATATCCCTCGCAAACAATATTCAGACCCTTGTTATCAAAGGTAAAGGTCGCGCCGCTGGTACGTTGGCCGTACAAAAACTTCTTGGTTCCATCCGGCCATATCTGCTGCACTCCGACGAGCGATTTGCCTGTCCGCATTGGGATCAGAAGAACGGGTTTGTTCTCGATGTTCAGCACGCTACCCTGCTCATCAGGAAAACCCTTCGCCTTCAGGTATTCGTGGGAACTGTAGCCGCTGTCGTTCAACATCCTGACTGCCTTGCTCACCGCCTCGCTTGCCAGCTTCGTGCGCTCGCGCTCGGCCTTCGCTTGGCCGATGATGATCGCTCTCATATCCACAGGTTGATTGACTGAGTCAGGCTTCCACAAACTGACGACGGTACTGGTCGCATGGTTCTGCACGAATCCATGAGTGCCGAGATACTTGACCGCGCCATTCTTTTTCCTCGGATGATCCTCAGTCGGGTAACGTTTCCATTGGCCGATGGGTGGCAGGTCGTTGATGATGATCCCATGACTGCGGGCGAAGTCGATGAAGTCCATTAGTATCCCCTTGTCTGTTTGCGGAACTCGCGCAGTTTCTTGTCGATGAATTTCATGGTCTTTTGTGACGGTGCTTCCGGCCTGTTGTCTGCCAGGTTGCGCGGCCACACGCCGAACATATCCTTGTAGGTATGAGCTGCTCTACCCTTGCTCCAGTTCTGATAACGCATGAGCCAAACCATCTGATTCCAGAAATCCTGCTTGCTCTCGCGCGTCGCAGTACCCGTCAGCTCCACCATCTCACCCTGCACGGCAATGACTTGGTTCTTCTTCTCCTTCACATGGCCGCAGTTGTAGCAGGTATCAGACCCACGAGGCCACAGCGCATGGCACTTCGGACACTTGCTATCCTCTTTGACCTTATCAGACGGTTCCTTCTTCGCCTTCTCTTTGCCCTCATCAAGCTCATCTACGCCCTGCTCGAAGACTTCTTCCCAGTCCTCACGAAACCGCAGGTAGTTACCCGAGTGATCCAGCCAGACAGCAAACTCTTTGCCCTCGCAGCCGCGCATCACTCTGCCCATCTGTTGAATGTGTGATGACAGACTCTTCGAGAATGGCCGAGCCGAGATGCCGATAGCAACGTCAGGCACATCAAATCCCTTGGTCAATATGTCCGTTGCGATCAGACCTTGGATCTTGGTATCGGGTTTTGAGAAGTCCTCGATGACCTGCTTCTTCCAGTCCTCGTCATCCTTGTAGCTGATGCAGATGAAGTTGTATCCCTCTGTCTGAAACTTCCTTGCCAGATGAACGCCATGATCTACACCCGATGCGAACACGATGGTCTTCATCGGCTTGCGAAATATCTCAAGCGTCTTCTCGATCCACTCTGACACAATGTCGCCGGTGATCTTCATGCCGCGAGTGCTAGCTTCCTGCTGCGACCATTCGCCTGCAACTTTCTTCGCGCCGGTCATGTCAATTTCTTTGGCGACAAACACCCTCAACGGTACAAGAATCTTTTGCTCGACAAGTTGCTTTGTCGTGACGGTGCTGACCACGTTGTCATACACCTTGCCCAACCCCTTCGTGAAAGGTGTCGCAGTCAGCCCGATCACACGAACGTTGGGATTATTTTTGATGAACTCCATCGTCTGTTCGCGCGTCTGGTGCGCTTCATCCACGATCAAAAGGTTCAATCCTGGAAATGTGCCGCGCTTCTCCAGCGTCTGCGCTGAACAAACCTGAATCGGTTCATATGGGCGATACCGCCAATGACCCGCCTGCATCACGCCGTGGTCGATCTTGTATTTCTCTAGTCGCTTGGAGGTTTGATCGCTT